GGATTTTCTCTGTGTTCATAGCCAGATGTTTCAGCAACCTGTTTGATGTTGTACATAAAGTATGGATTGTATGCTAGGTAGCAGTTGTACAAAAAGCACTCTGCACTATGACTACCAAGTCTAGCCGCCACAAGTGCTTTTTCAATTACACCTTCTTTGTGTAAGCGACTATTGTTTTCCTCGAGATCTTGTATCCAATCGCAAGCCACTTGTAATCCATTATAATTTTCTGAAGTATATTTTATTTTGTTTAGCACGAGTGATGTCTCCATTCCTGTTACATATCATACTATAAGTATACAACGGTTCTATGGGTTTGTCAACCGTTTTTCTGGCCCTGGACCATCTTTTTCTTTCTGATAGAACCATCCACTTAGACTGTAACGAGGATGGTCAGCTCCTATGCTCACTGGCGATACAAAGTGCGTATTGATATCTACTTTGCTTACATCCATAAGCACAAGTCTGTTTCCATAAGGAATAATACTTTCTTTAATATTTTTACCTGTATCGTCCATAATACACAATTGTCCGCCCCAATCTGGTTCCCATGCCGGATTAAAGTAGAATATGTAAGCACACCATCTTCTAACATCGTTGTGCATTTTTAGCCAACTTTGATAATCGTAGTATCCATAGTTTCCATTTTTTGCCATCATATTAGGAAATCCAGTTATGTCAGTTGCTAGATCATGAAATGTATAATCAGGTTGTATTACACTATAATCTTCAGTTACCACATGATTAAACTCTGTTACCAAATGATCAGCATGTAATCTTTTATCCTTTGCAGCCACATAAACATTATGAAAATAACTAAACTTGCCTTTGGCGTGTGCAATGTATTCCTGTAATGTAGACTCAAATTGATCACTGTGGTAAAAACTTGGATCAGAGGTAAATTGTTTATCGCCTGCTTTTGCTCTTAACTGATATGGCAGTTCAGTTACTGAATTGTATAGTGCTTGAATATACCTGTCTTCAAGTATATTGTCTACAACGCAATATCTTTTTTGTGTAAAGTCTACGTGTGCTTGTGCAATGTTTTCCCTATTAAACATTACGATCTAATTATTACTGCATCTGCTTGAGTAACAGTATAGGTTGAACTGGCAATTGATCCAGGATTAGCTGGCGGAGTAGTCGGAATTGGAGCATCCGTCTGAATGTTTGCAGTTGCTAGTTTATCAAGATTACGTGCTTCTCGCATTGCACCAACTGCGGCTTGTCCGCCTGTGCTACTGAAATTCATTACACGTTCCAATAGTTCACCTGTGCCGCCTGCAGTTGTATCAAGTGCATAGGTAGGTAAATTTTGTGCCAACTGTATTGCATTGTTGTCTTGTGATTGAACTACATCTAGATCCAAGTCCATTTTTGTACGTATGAGTTTTTCTCTTGCTTGTTGTTCTTGCATACGTTTAAAATTACGTTGTATAATCTGTGCTCCAGGATTTGCAGAATAGAAATTTGTTATTAATGTTTTTGCAGCCGCTATAATCGCTTCAAAGGCTGCAGTTTGTGTTACATAAGTTCCTGCACCGTACACACCTGCTGGTATCACATACTCTATTACTGGCGGAGGTCCTGGAGCAACTGTTACGTCGTATGCTCCATCACAAAAATAATCTATTACCTTGTATATTCCTGTGTTTGCACTTCCTGATCCATCATCACGTGTAAACACATCCATTGCTCCTGATGCAATAAGTTTTTCCATTTCAATTTTGTTTTGCTGTAGTGGTGCGGCACTATTATAACCTGCGGAATAACCTATTGCATCACTAAGTGTAAATGTTCCGTTTGGTCCTGTTGCAAGTGTAATCCCACTTTGTATTTTGTATTGTGATACCCAAAAGTTAACCACCGCAGGATCAACATATGTTGTTTGGTCCTTTACTAAATTTAAATCTTTAAGTGTTTCAGCAGTGTTTGCCGCAGTTGATAAAAGTTTTGCAGTAGTTCCGTCTACACCTTTGATTTGTCCAATACTCCTGGAAAGTGCTCCATTTGCGACTGCTAAATCTTCTGGCAAAGCCCCACTAAGTGGTAAACCAAGTGAGTTGAATTGTTCATTTACGGCTCCGTCAGCAGTGTATATTGCCCTATCGCCCACACTGGCTGTTCTAAGAGGAGCAGTAAGTGTTGAAAAACTAGTAGGAAATAACTTTTGCGGATCCATCAAGTCTGTGCCTTTTGTTATTGCTGACTGTGTGTTTCCTAGTATGCCTTTAACATCTGCAACTTCTGTAGTTGAAAGATCGCCAAATGCATCAAAGACTTGTCCTTGTATATTATTTGGTAATGCTGGGCCAATTTCAGCAAATTTATCAAGATCCACACCCAAGTTACCTAACGTAAGTCCGCCTGTGCTGGCATTTACTGCATTCGTTATAGTACTGAGATCTCCACCGAGACTACTTGCAATTCTTGGATCAACTGATATGTCTGAAAGTTTATCAAACATTGGTCCAAGGTTGCCTGCACCTTCCATATTCTTAAGTAATTGTCCTGGAGATCCAAGGTTTTCAATACTTCCAAAATCTATTGTTTGTCCAAGACTTCCTAAGTCTGTTCCAAAATCTGGCAGGGCATTTGTAATACCAGTTAAATTACCACTCATAATACTATCCATGCCAGGGAATGTTCCTCCTCCAAAGGCACTGGCACTATTTGTAGCGGCACTTATCATTTCGTTTGCACTGCCCACGAACCCTTCAGCACTTCCTAATATGCTTCCAAACTTTTTAGCATTTCCAAGTATGTCAGTTCCTGTAACTGATCCACCCATTGTCTTAGCCGCATCAGCTAAACCAGTTGGTAAAACGCTTCCTATTCCTGTTGCTGGTCCCATTATTGCTAATGCATCGCCAGAAAACACATCAAAGCCTGCACTAAAAGCATTATCACCAAGTCCACTTGCCATATTGCTAAATGTTTGTGGCATAGTACCACCTAAAGCACTTACTTTAGATATTGTTCCTGTAAGTGCAGTACTCGAACTAAGTCCTTGAAAAGCAGCCTGATTACTTGTAAAACTAGCCATGCTGACATCACCAGTAAGTCCGGTTACACTATCAGTTATGTTGTTTGTAATTCCGCTTGTTGATTTTAAAACTTCTCCACCAACGTCACCAACCATACCTGCACCGGCGGTTAATACATTTGCTGTTATTGCACCTGCACAAGCCATATTAACTCCTTGGTATAATTACGTCGGTACTACCTTGTGCTCTTGAATGAAAGCATGTGTCAGGTGATCCGACGTAGTTGATTGGTTTATTTTCTGCTATAACACTCATTGATCCTAGTGTTGTACTTGCCGCACAGTGAATTGCACAACCTGGTGCTCCGCAACAAGGATGAGGAGTAACTTTTGTTCCTGTAAGACAAGCCGGCCTGCCATTAATAATAACACTCAATGCACCAGGGCCTATCGCAGCTCCGCCTGCTGAATTTGTGTCACCTATTCTTACTGCGCCTGGCATTTTTTATCCTTTTAGTATTCCTTTTGGTGCAGCTACAATCCCAGTACTTGCCTGTATATAACTTGCAATTATATCTTTATTTGTTTCAGTGTACATTGTAATGTTATTTGTATTTATGGTCACATTTTTTGTCTCATCTGCACTCATCATAGCAGGCAAAAGTTGCACACCTTGTTGTGTTGGAATTAAGGAAAATGGATTGGATATAATAGTTGTTGTGTCATCACTACTAACAATTTTGCAGATTATTTCACTGCTATCACTCAGTCTAAGTGAATAAGTTTTATCTTTTTCAAACATAGTTTCTCCGGGGTTACTGTGTAATTAGTATCCGGAACCGTTCCACCCTGTATTTTCTATGTATGCACAAAGATCATCATACCCACCAATAACCTTGTGATGTATAACAATTTGCGGAACTGTTTTTGCACCAGGTGCAACTTCGAGAAGTTCTTCTCTTGTAACATCAGTACCAATCTTTGCTTCGTTAAATGGTACTTTCATGTTTGTTAATAATTCTTTTGCGGCGTCACAATACCCGCATAAATCTCTAGTATAAACTGTTACACTCATAAACTAAATCCTTTAAATGTGTTATTATCAACGTCTTGTTTTGTTCCACCGTTTACATAACTAGTTATCTCAGTTTCCTGTGGAGCAACCTGTACATCACCACCTGCAATCCATTTTTGTGTCCACGGTAGTGGATTACTTGCACCTTTGTAACTGCTTGGTACACCAACTGCGGTCATACGTTTGTTTGCAATCCATTGTACATATTCTTTAAGCAGTTGTGCATTAAGTCCAATCATTGACCCATCTTTGAACAAATATTCAGCCCATGCACATTCTTGTTCCACTGCATCTTCAAACATTTTGATAACAAGTGGTTCGCACTCTGCTTTAATTTTTACAAAGTCTGGATCATCTTGTGGCAGTATTTTCATCAGTTGTTGTGTGCTTGCTAGGTGTACATTCTCATCACGTGCAATAAACTTGATAATTTTAGCATTACCTTCCATCTTCTTAAGTTCAGCAAACGCCCAACTACACGCAAAGGATACATAAAAACGTACACCTTCTAAAATGTTAACACTCGCCAAACATATCCACAGTTTCTTTTTAAGTTCGTATAGATCAATTTTAATTTTCTTACCGTTTACAGTGTGTGTACCTTCACCTAGTAGGTTGTAGTAACTGCAAGTTTCTACTAAGTCATCATAGTAGGCAGTGATGTCTTCTCCACAGTCGATAATCTCCTGTATGTCCATCATCTCATCAAACACCTTGCTTGGGTTTGCATATACATTACGTATAATATGTGTATAGCTTTTTGAATGTATTGTTTCACTAAACGTCCAAGTGATAATCCAGTTTTCCAATTCAGGCAGACTTACAATAGGACCAAATGCTTCAATTGGTGCTCTACCTTGCACACTATCCAAAAGTATTTGTCTTTTGAGATTACTGGTAAAGATATGTTTTTCGTTAGCAGTAAGTTCTTTAAAGTCTTTTGCATCACGTAGTACATCTACTTCTTCTGGTCGCCAAAAGAATCCCAACTGCTTGTCAGTAAGTTTATCAAACTGTCTGTACTTCAATGTATCATAACGTTGTATGCCGACTCCGCCTGCTGGATCTAAAAATGCAAGACTAGTCGTATGGTCTCTATTGGCTGTATTCAATACACTCATTGTCGTTCCTATATAGTACAACTATCGCAGGCTTCCTCATACATAGGATCTTCGATAGTAATTTCTTGTTGTGTTTCGTTCATTTTATCGACGTCAATTTCTCCAGCACCGTCAAATGTGTTGAAGTAATACAACTGCTTGTGTCCATATTTATAACATAGTAGCAGATGTTGTAGCATTGTACTCATTGGTATCTTTTCATCTTCGTAATGTACGGGGTTGTAAGACGTGTTTACACTTATGCCTTGATCAATATATTTTTGCATAACTGCCATTATCTTTATGTAACCCTCTGGTGACTTTTGGTCCCATAGTAGTTCGTATTTGTTTTTGTAACGTGCATATCCTGGCACAACCTGTTTAAGTACACCATCTTTGCTTTGCTTGATACTTACAAATGCTCTTGGTGGCTCAATACCGTTTGTACTGTTGCTTATCTGTGCTGATGTTTCAGCAGGCATAAGTGCCATCAGTGTTGAATTACGTATGCCCGTTTCTCTAAGTTGTGTTCTCAATCCTGTCCAGTCAACTGCATCAACATGTAACACTAGTTCATCAACATCTTTCTTGTAGGTGTCAACTGGCAACACACCATCTGAATACTTTGTTTCGTTATTCATTGGACATGCACCAAACTCTTCCGCAAGATCAGCACTTGCTTTTATCAAGTAATAACTCCAGTGTTGTGCCCAAGTGTCAACTAATTTAAGTGCATCTGGATCACTGTAACTGGTATCATTTTTTGCAAGAAAGTATGCAAGATTAATTATACCAACACCTAAAGGACGTCTACCTTCCGTTGCCATTTGTGCGGCTATGATTGGATAGTTTTGATAACTTAACAGTGCATCAAGTCCACGTACTGCAAGTGTACATGCCTTTTCCATATCCTCTGGATTTGAAAAACTACCCCAGTTAATTGCACTTAATGTACACAAAGCAATTTCACCGGTTACATCATTTATATCATCAAGAGGCTTGGTTGGCAAGTCTATTTCACAACACAAGTTGCTTTGCTTTATTGGTGCCACGTCAGTTTTAAAACTGCTGTGTTCGTTTGCATGATCTACATTTTGCAAGTATATTCTTCCTGTGTCTTTTCTTTCTTGCATAAACGCACTAAACAGTTCAGTGGCACTTATTTTCTTCTTACGTATACTTGTTTTGCGTTCTGCGGCTTCGTATAATTCACGGAACTTGTCTTGGTCAGCAAAGAATGCGTCGTACAATCCTGGAACATCATTTGGAGAGAACAGTGTAATATCCCCGCCATTCATCAAACGCTCGTACATTAGTTTGTTAAACTGTACACCATAGTCCATGTGTCTAACTCTGTTGTCTTCTGTACCTTTGTTGTTCTTTAGTACCAGTAAGTCTTCAACTTCTAGGTGCCACAGTGGATAATATAGTGTTGCCGCTCCGTTACGCACTCCACCTTGACTACAACTGCGTGTGGCGGCTTGAAACATTTTATAAAATGGCACAACGCCAGTGTGATAAGCATCACCGTTTCTAATAGGTGACCCTAATGCTCTAATACGTCCACCGTTAATACCAATGCCTGCTTTTTGTGAAACGTATTTTACAATTGAACTTGCAGTTGCATTTATACTATCTAAACTATCATCAGTTTCTATTAGTACACAACTACTAAACTGTCTTTGTGGTGTACGAACTCCTGCCATTACCGGAGTTGGTAAACTAATTTGGTGTGTTGAAATAGCATCATAGTAATCTTTTACATAACGCAGTCTGTTTTTGCGATCATAGTCTTGAAACAGTGTGGCCGCTATAAGCATATATGCCATTTGCGGAGTTTCATAAAGTGTTTTTGTTACTCTGTTTTGTACAAGATACTTGCCACGAAACTGTTCCATGGCAGCATATGTTAGTTGTTCATCACGTTCATGTTTTACCCAACTGTTGATGGTATTCCATTCTTCTTCAGTGTATTCACTTAACAGTTCTGTATCATAGAAACCCTTTTCAACATTGTGCTTTACAAGTTTGTAAATATGCCACGGCGTAGCACCACCATAAACCATTTTGTTAATATGATATACTATGAGTCTACCAGCAACTGTTTGATAGTTCGGTGTTTCTTCGGATATTAAATCAGCGGCACTTTTTATAAGTGTCTCCTGTATATCTGTACTTGTAATGCCATCATAAAACTGTACATTACTGCTTATTTCAACTTGGCTTGCACTTACTCCGGTTATATTCTCTGTTGCCCACATTACTACTTTGTGTAATTTTTCAATATCTAATGCTTCTTTGCTTCCGTCTCTCTTGGTAACTTGAATTGTCATTTATGGGGCCTTTCTATCAATCTTGTGTGCAAACATAGCAGAGTCTATGTTTCTGGTTAATTTTTGGAATTCTTTAAGTGTCCTATTTACTGTGTTATCCACCTTCTAATTAAGTGTGTATAATCCATTGTTCACTTGGACTATATAGTAATTCTGATATACGATTAGTATAGCATATTCATAAGAATTTTGCAAGACTATAATAGGTCTTTTTGGCTATAAAATCTTAT